CATGATAAGCATCCGTCACGCTCGCATTCATAGACAGCCTCAAGCCACAACACTCCATAATGCCCGTCAAGGTTTAAGTGCTCAGGCAGGTTTGAAATGATAGCCACCACCGTACTGCTGTAGCTGTTCCCCAAAAACTCCGCTTTGTACTGCGTGTATTCTGTCGTTGTGCTCAGCATGTCTTTTTCGTAGCAGAGCCACTGCCAGCCGTTATGCGTCAGGATGTGGAGCACATCAAAATGCGGTTTATGTTTTCTCATGGCATCACCTTCACAATACTTCCGTCCTTTACAAGCCCCAACTGTTCAAGCCGTGTATCAACAACGTTATATACAGCCAAGGTTGTTTTTGTGCGGTTCTTCTCTCCTATCCGTACCAGAAAGCACTCGTTGCTCTCTGACCACTGGACGGTATACACGTCACGGTTTCCGATGTTGCGGAGCCGCTCAATGTTGACATTTCCGACCTTCATTTTCTTGCTGAAAGCGTCATTGCCTTTCTTTTCAAGGTCAACGATTATAATGCTCTGCCTGTAATCCAGCACCATGAGCAAATCAACAAATGTCATTTTCGTCCTCCTTCCCAATCACAGCGTCACCTTTCCACGGAAGATACACCTTGTTTTTGTCCTTCCAGTTAAGGTTGATCATATGTACCGATGTATCGCCTGATGAATTGTGAAGAACAAACGTTGCGCAAACCTCTTCAATCCCTTCACCATCATCAACATAAATCGTGACAGCTTTTTTCATTCCCTTGTATCTCCCTTCCAATGCGTTTATTTGCCCTTTTAAGCCCTTTTCCGCTCTCACCCTTACACTTTATCTGGCAAGGGCAGAAAAGCCGCTTAAAAGCCGTTTCTGTGCGTGTTAACGTGTATCCTCGTCATCATCCCGGCTTGCGATTGCGAGTGCCATTAAAAAGACTCCCAAACTTGCGCCGACAAAGATGCCCAGCAAAAATATCAATAACTCTGCCATATCAACTCCTCAGTTCAAATAAATGCAATCAGCTTTCTTTTCCTGTGTTTCTTTCTTCTTGAAAAACTTGCATACACACCACTGATTGTATTTGCGCCGCCTGTGGTAGATATCGCACTTGTAACCGTAATAGCTGACCTTCGGCGTGATACCTTTTTTCTTTTCCGCCTTTGACAGTGTGCGCTTAACCTTTACTTCGTGTATACCTTCCTTCAGATGCTCACAGCTTGCGCAGGGCTTTGACCCTTCACGGCGTGTGTTAATAATCGTACTGCAATTAACGCCTATGCTTCCTTTCATGTTTTCTCCCTTCCGTAACACGTTTATGATCTGTGCTTGTGCGTGTGCGTGATTGCAAAAGGTGACGTATCCCCCGGACGCTTCGGTGAGCGTGAGTCCTTTTCCCTGTCCATGTCGTACTTGTGGTGGATCTCGTCAACCTTTGCCCGGTATGCCCTGTACTCCTGGCACTCGTCATGATACGATCCGCAGCCTTTTTTGGGGCAGTCCTTACAGGGTACTCCGCCATGCGGCACGATGCCAACATTTCCGTACCACATCCTACTGCCTCCCTGTGCTTCCGATGCCGCCCCGGTCGGGATTGCCAAGGCTGTCCACTTCCACGATGTCAAACCTTGGATGATGCTCAATAACTCGGAATTGCGCTATCCTGTCTCCCTTTCTAATTTTTCCGCCATGCGGAGCGTAAGCCGGGAACATCCACTCGTCACCATCTCCCCTGTATGACTCGTCAATCACTCCGATGCTCCCTGTGCAGATGATGCCGTATCTCTGATACGTTGATGACCTTGGCGCAACTATTGCCTCATATCCCACTGGCAACTCTATAGCCACCCCAAGAGGAATGACCTTGTACTCACCGGGCATCAGATCAACGTCAATCCCTGACCTCAGGTCTATCCAATCCCCCTGCTTAATTCGTTCCAAATGCGGTATGTCTCGTAAGTACTTAACCTTAATATCCATCCTCTAATCCCTGTCCATATTCTCGTGTATGTCTATCTCGATGCGTACGCTCTTTTTGTCGATGTAGAAGCTGTCCACAAAACCGACAACGTTTCGGAAACCGTCATTTCTCAGCTTCCCGGACTCAACAAGTGCATCCAAAAAAATCTTGTGGAAGTATCCGCAGATGTTATCCGGGTCACGCCGTCCATCCGGGCAATAATAGCGGAACTCGATCATGATCGGCTCGTTCAAGTGGGCTTTTAACTGCTTCTGCAAATACCCCAAGATGATTTTCTGATCCCTCTGTTTCATTGAGTTCCCTGCTGACCATGTGCCGTGTCGGATGCGGTTCTTATCCACCCACACATTCACCGATGCAAACATACACGGTATCACTACTTTCCTCATTCGTGCCTCGGTTTTCCGTTAAAGAAACTCGTTCCCATATACTTGTTGTACGGATATCGGATGCCGTTTGTGATCTCTTTGTCCCTTTTGCAAAACGGGCACATTCGCCCAGTGCCTTCGTACAACTCACTCAATGCCATACATATCCTTGTGTTTCTCTGCCTCGCAAAGCATGGTCTTTTATCCTTGCATTTCTTTGGTATCGTTGCTCCCATTCTTTACTCCCTTGTACTTCTCCATATCCAGTCTGTAGGTATCGTAATACACCTTTTCGCCGTATCGGTTTACGCCCTGCGTTCTGATCGACAGGATCGGATATGACGCTTTCCGCAGTTCACATATCCGACTGGCTAATCTCCCGATGCCGTAACGGTAAAGAGCGTCAGCCGCTGTCAATCCTTCCCCACGGCGCAGAACCTCAAGTATGATCTCCGTCTGCGTCATAAGTCACCTCATGCAAAGGGCAGTCCTTCAAGGTCTGCATCATCCGGGGGAGTCATAAAGCCGTTGTCGGGCTGTGCTTCCACCTGTGCGCCCTTGCTCTCACAGAACTCTTGCTCTTCCACAACAACATCCGTTGTGTACACGGTGCGCCCTTCCTTGTCCTTGTATGACCCGGTCTGAATACGCCCGGAAATCATGATCTTAATGCCCTTATGCAGATACTTCTCGGCAAACTCCGCACGCTTGCCGAAGGCAACGCAGTTGATGAAATCTGCCGTCTGTTCGCCGTTGTTGCGTGCCACCCTGCGATCAACCGCAAGGCGATATCTTGCAACCGCCAAATCTTCTGCGCCGCCTGTGTGACGGATATCCGGGTCTGCTGTTAATCTACCTGCTAATACAACTCTGTTCATACTGCGCCTCCTTCAATCATTGTCTGCGTTGTTCCCTCAAGTAACGTTCTTATCTTCGGTGACAGCTTGGCGAGATCCGCCGCTCTTTCCTTTTCGGCTCTGTATGCCCTTAAGAATTGCGACTGGAAAACAGTTGCAACGCTCTCCATGTCCGCCTGCGCCATCTCCCGGATGTTTGCAGGACTTCCCACTGCCTTCTGCACCAGCGGCGGAAGTTTTGCGTATTCAGCTTCCGCTCCGTATGTGCCATTGCTCAGTGCTTTCCTAACCATTGCCCACGCCTCAAGATCTGTTAATCGCTGCGGCTCTGCCGTGAGGCTTGCGCAGGATGCCCGGATGTCTGCAATGGTCGGCGGATATGGACTGCTCTGTATCAGCTTGTAACATCCCTGCATCAGCACCGGGTAATCAATGTCCTTGAGCATCTCGTACCATACAAGGGCTGACTGCTTGTCGGGCATGAACTTCTCACTGCTATACGCCGCCCTCAGTATGGTAACTAGCTTCATAAAATCTTCCTTGCCAGTCATTACCCTGCATCCTCCGTAAACCATGATCTGATTTCCGCATAGCGGTCTTTCTTCTCCTGCGGCTTGCCCTTGATGCGATCCCAAACAATCCCTTGCCAACCTGCCGCCATGCTGTCCTCAATACATCTGATAACTGCCGCTTCCCCGAACTCGTCAATCCGTTTCTGTATAACAGTTAAAAGTGACTTCAAGCCTGTTTCCTTGTACCCCTGCCTTTTCTCGGTCTTGTACTTCAGCCAGTCAAGGACTGCCGTCTGTACCGGGTCAGAAAAACCATGATCAATGACCATCTGAGAAGCTGTTCCCTGCGCACCTGTGCGCTTAAGGGTTTTATTATTACCATGTTCATTATCATGTTCATGTTCATTATCATGTTCATGTTCATTATCATGTTTTTCTTGGTTATTCTTGGTTTTTAAAAAACCATTTGGTTTTTCTTGGTTTTCTTCAGAACCATTTGCTTTTTTTGGTCTGCCGCCCTTTGCCCCGGCTTGCCTGTGCTTCTCGCACACTTCATCGTATTTCTTTTCGTCCCGGTCGAGCTTCTGACGGATAAAGGCAAATACCATTGCAGTCACACTGTCCATTTCCGGCAGTTCCATGTCAGCTTTGTAATGAAAAACAGCTTTTATTAATTTCCCTGCCTGTTCATCTGTCAGCAGATCCATTTGCTCGTGCATCTCTGTGTAGAGAATAAAGGTGCCTTTCATAATTACCCCTCTTCTTGAGCGTCTATATCCCGGCGGATAACCTCAAACAGTATCCTTGTGGCAACTGTCATGTCGTTATCCACGGTAACAATGATTTCGTTTTCCATTCCAATGCTTGCGTACTGCATGATGGTCTTAAACAAGATCCCTGCCTCATCATCTGTTAGCAGATTGATCAGTTCCGTGTAATCTGTGCTTAACTTGATTTCTTTCATAGCCAACTCCTTCCAAATGCCTTTATAAAGCGTTCTCTGCCCCCATAAAGGCTTTCCCAGTATTTCTGCGCCTGTTCCTTAAGTTCAAGGTCAAGCCCCTTATTCGGGCGTTTATGTGCTTCCTCGTGGTGTTCCCGGCAGAGCCTAACAGTCAATCCGTATTTCTCTGACTGCGCCCTGTTTGCCGTACCGGGGAAGATATGGTGTACTTCTGTATACGGACTGCCGCATACCGCACAACCGGGGCATACTTCCCACGGCTTCAAGCCGGGGCTGTTGAATGTGATTTTGTCCATTGTTCCAACGCTTCCTTTACGTGTTTACTTGGCGGCGGCGCAAGCCCGATTTCTTTCATCTCGCTAATCACGCCGTCAAGCAGTGCCGAGAACTCTTTTGTATCGTAGGTACTTGATCCGAAATAGCAGAGTAGCTGAACCGCTTCCGCACCGTTGATATCAACCTTGCCTATCACTTCACATTCACGCCACTGTTGTTTTACAGCTTCCACGACCTTTGGTTTGACGCAGATGTAAGTGTATTTGCCGTACCGCTTGAGCATCTTCAAATAGATATCCCACTTGTCTGCCCGGAGCGCACTTGCTATATCTCCCAAGCATGCCCACAGTAAAGCATTGGCATCCAGTGACCTCTTTTTGCGATGCTTTGTGACTTTGATGTCCAGCGACTCGCAATCCATCAGATCGTTAATGTCGGCTGTGGCATCGCCATCAACCATAATCGGCAGAAGCGTTGTCTTCGTTTTGTAGTTGTAGAAGACTTCCGTCTTCATCAGCCTTCCTGTGCCTTGCATCAGTCATCCCCGAAACGGCTCTTCAGTGTTGACAGCATCTTTGCAGCCGTGTCTTCCTGCAGCGTTTCCATGGTCGTGCCGATCTGAGTCAGCCATTTCTCAAGGTTTACACCGTGCTTTTCACAGATTGTCCTGATCACATTTTTCGTCACTTCGCTTGCCGGTTTCTTCTCGATCCGTGCCAGTGGTTCTGAAGCGTTCGCGTCAGGATCATCTCCGGTCTGGATTTTGTATGCTTTCAGCAGTGCGTATTTGTCACTGTAGGTCATCGCCTTGCCCGGTGCTTTATCCTGACTGTCAACGCCATCACCGTATGTTGTTATCTCGATGTACTCATCGGGGTTCTCGGTGTTCACGAACCTGTACACCGTTTCCACTCTCAGCCACAAACGGCGTGTTTCCTTTTCTTCCCCCTTGTAGACATTCTTGGATACGATCTCCCCGGAGTCGATAACCGTTCTCTTGACCGGGTACGAATAGACTCCGTATTTGATCTCAAGCGGTTTAACTGCCGCCAGCACGTCACCTTCTGAAACGGCTTTGTACTGGTTCCTGCCTTCGCCCACCATAAGGTTTTTTGCTACCGTCTGTAATTCTGCTGTGATGCCAAGCATCTTTTCGTAAATCGTCATTCTCCATTCCTCCACATCTTATCCAGTTTGAATGTCGCACAATCTTCACACAGGCATTTATCCCATGCTTCGATGTACATATAATCTTCATCTTCGTAGATCTCTTTACCGCACAGGTCACACTCCGTGACCACTTCCTTATCATGCCTGCTTAAGCGTTCCTGTTCTCTGTCGTACATATCGTACAGATCAGCGTTGTCCGGTACATTCATCATGCCGTCTTCTCCTCCTTCAGAATTGCTTTCAACGCCACTTCTGCTTTTTCAAAGTCAGGATCAACGATCCAGTCGGAAGCAAAATAGTCTGTTGTACTCCAGTACGTTGTAACCTCGCCGTTTTGACGGATAGACAAAACTGTTCCCATCCTTGAGTAATCAAAGCACACAAGGACATTTTCACAAGCCTCGTTGACATCAAAGGCAAGTCTGAATACCTCAATCATTCTTTCTTTCATTTCGTCCCTTTCCGTGATATAATCACTGTATCCCTTAATCTCCCCGGTTGCGCTTACCCTTGTGCGCCGGGGTCTTTTCATATCATTCGGAACCAGATGTTCTCCTGCCGCTTCCGCTCAGCCATGAGACTATGCTTTACTTCTGCCTTCCCCGGCAGGGCATCCAAGAGTGGTAACACCAGTGTCAGCCCAAATACAACTGAAACAAGCATCTCACCGCCTGTCAGCCAGTATACGAAGCCCCAAAACGCAATTGGGGCTGTTACGATTAGACAGAACCGTACTTTGGCGTACAGTTCGATCAATTCACTTTGTCTCATTCCCCTATCTCCCTTCTTAACAAATCACGGTAAATCAAATAGATGTAATGCCGCCCCTTGCCTTTTATAGCTCTGCCTATTGGCAACTCTCCCCGGCGGAGTGCGTATCGCACATAATCCTCAGATAAGCCAAGGATCTGAGCGGCTTCCTTTACGCTGACCCTTTCCATGTCATGCGCCCTTCAGCAGTTCATCAACCGTTACGCCGAACAACTCGGCAAGTTTAACTAGCTTGTCAATCTTCGGTGCGGTGTCTCCTGCTTCCCACTGGTACACGCAAGCCTCTGTAACATTCATTGCCTTTGCAACTTCCGTCACCCTTAATCCTGCCTGTAGCCTTGCTCCTTTAATGTCCATATCTCACCTTCCTTTCATAAAGTTGCGCTTGAACGCATGTGCCGATTTTTGTATTATGTAGTTAAGAAGTGCTTCACATCTCAACCACAATGATATTATACATTAAGTACCGCTTAATGTAAAGCGTTTCTTTATATTTTTTTAGAATTACTTAACGGAAGGAGACAGACCATGAAGCCGGACGTTGTGACTAGGATTGATGCTTTACTTGCAGAAAAGGGACTGTCGAAAGGTGAATTTTATGCCGCCTGCGGTATAACCCCATCAGCATACTCACAATGGCGGACGGGGAAAACAATGCCGAAAATAACCACACTCCAAACGATAGCGGATTACTTGGACGTGAATGTTGAGTACCTGCTGACGGGTCTCGGAGACAGGGAAAAGAAAAAGCCCATCACCGTAGATGGTGACAGGCTTTCCGATGTGGAGGAACAGATTATTATGATGCTCCGGGATGCTCCCCCGGATCTGAGGACTGCTGCGGTTGCCGCCGCTCTGGCTGTCCTAAGATCTCGGCAAGATCCCGGATGAATTCGGGGTCTTCCCTCAATGCATCAATCACAGTTTTTTCATCTTCTGTAAGTTCATTTCTGTCCATTGTATAGTCCTCCTATTGGGTATAGTACAGAGGGCATTATACAAGATGCAAAATGGGATACCGTTGACGGCGGCATCCCACAAAAAAGAAGGGAGAAATACAAAATAATGAAGAAGAACAATTTCCTGTTCTGCCACAAGTATACCACAAATATAACGGCGGTGCAGAAAAAAGTGAAGGGGAGGTGATACAATGCCAAGTAAGAAGAAACATCCAAACCTTCCAAACGGCTATTAGTACGGCAGTATACGCTTCCTTGGGTCGGGCAGATCCAGACCATACGCAGTACATCCACCAGCGACCCAGTGCAACGACAAAGGGCGATACATCACCCCAAAGGCAATATGCTATTGCGCCGACTGGTACACGGCTTTTGCCTGCCTTGTGGCGTGGCATCAAGGGAAATACTATCCCGGCATGGAATATGATGTAGCCAAAGAGAAACAAGCGTCCTATGCCGACCTCGATGCGTTCTGCCGCCGGGTGCTGTCTACCATCGGCGCATCATCCGCAGGGCGTACCTTTGGGGCTGTGGCTGACGAGTACATGGAATACAAGTACGGTCAGAACGCTCCAAGGGTACTGTCAGAATCGACCCATAGAGGCGATGAGGTTGTGCGCAGTCACGTTGCGACCTTAGATCCCTTTGCCCTTGACAGCATACCACTCCAAAGGTTGCAGGAGACGGTCAACGGTATTAAAAGCGAGTCCATCAGGGCTAAATCCGTGACGTACATTAAACAGATTTACAGGTACGCAGTCAGCCGTGGGTACATTCAGCGAGACGAGTCTGCACTGCTTCACGTTCCCAACGCCAAGGACGCAGGGCATGGAGTACCGTTCTCAGATGAGGAACTGTCCATACTTTGGGCACATAAGGATGCCCCGAATGTTGCAAGCATACTTATCATGTGCTATTCGGGCTTCCGGGTGACAGCGTATAAGGACATGGAAGTCAACACGAATCAGATGTATTTCCGGGGCGGCGTGAAGACAGCGGCAGGGAAGAACCGTATTGTACCGATACACTCCGCAATCCAGCCTTTGATCAAAAGTGGCATGAAGCTGTTGTGCATGAGCGACAGATCCATCAGGCGCACAATAGATCTGACATGTGCCGCACTGGATATCAGCCGACATACTCCGCATGACTGCCGTCACACCTTCTCCCGGCTGTGTGAAAAGTACCATGTGCCCGAGGCGGATCGGAAGCGGATGTTGGGTCACTCATTCGGGGGAGATATCACCAACGCCGTATATGGGCATAGGACGCTTGAGGAACTGCGTGCATCCATAGAACTGATCAGCTTGCCCAACTTGTGACAAGTTGTGACAAGTAGACGGCAGTTTTCGATTGTCTACGTCAACGCAGAAAGAGCGGAAGCACCGATTTTACACGGTTTCTTCCGCTCCTTCGTTATTGTGTCTGTTATCAAATGGGTATCGGTCAACGCCCGGTTTTACTGGCTGTTTCTGCCGCTTTGTGACAAGTGCGTTACAAGTGGGATGCTTTTACTCGTTTAATCCAACATAATCCAACTCGTAATCCCTGCATTCCTTGTCCGTCAGCTTGCGGCTATATACAAGCAGGTCATAATACTTTGTGCCTGTTGCGTCCTTCCATTCCAACAAGCCTTCCATCGGCTGACAGCCGGGGGCGAACCCCCTCAGCCGCATTCCGTAAACATATTCTTTCATGCTGTCTCCCTTCCGGGGCTTCATTCCCCATGTACCTTTGTGAATCCACGCTTTGCCATCTCGTATTCCATTCTGCGGAAATCCATACTGTAGATTGTCGGTTTGCTGTGCTTGCTGTACTCGTGCTGTGCCTCATAATAACCAGTACGGTCATTGTGATATACCGTGAACTTGCTCATGCCGTCCGTATAGTCTGCAATGCGCTCTCTCATATCCTGCTCCCTTCCGGGCGGCTTTATTTCGCCGCCCTCTCAATCTTCTCAACCTGTGCCATCGAAAACCAACTTGCTGTCTTCATGAACATTTTTACATCATCGTACGGGATCTCGACCCCTGTGCTGTCCGTCATGGTCTTCTGCTTTGCTGTGTGCTTCCATACCGGGAACTTTGCGACTGCGTGCTCACCCTTTTTGACAGAGTAGCCAAGGCTTTTCCAGTGCTGAAATGTGTGTATCGGTTCGGGCTCGTCCAACATCTTCTTGCTTCCATCCGCCATCGTGACCTCAAACTGTCTCCCGGTCTTGCCGATCAGCCCTGCTTCCATCAGCTTGATGCTCTCCATAAGTACGATCTGTGCGTTATTCATATCCGTTCTCCCTTCCGGGGGCTTGCGCCCCCATCGCCTTGCTTACCAGTTCTGTCTTTCAATCTCAACCTCATAGTCCCCGAAGCCGCCGTCCTGCATCCACTCGGTCAGTATGCAAAACTTATCCGCCCAAAGGCGCTTCATGTCGTTTCTTGCTTCCTCAATCGTTTTGTAGTTGTAGCAGGTGCTCCCATAATAACCCTTGCCGTCTTCTCTTTCCTTCATAACCTCAACCGTGTAACCCTTTTTCATTTCCTTATCTCCTTTCGGTGTGTGGTTCATTTCCTTAACTCTGGTATCATTATAATCTTAATTTAGATTATTGTCAATAGGTAGATTAATCTTTTTTCAAATTATTTTTATTGCACTGCCGCCGCCGGATGTGCTATACTCATACAGGAAGGAGGATTTTTACTATGCTGATATACAAAGTAAACGTACTTGAGGAACTAAAGAAAATCGGTTACAACCAAACGTGGCTGTACCAAAATCCAAAGTGTGGGATCTCGCAGTCCGCTGTAAACAGTATGCGGAAGGGAAAGATGATCGGATCAAAATCACTGGACGCTGTCTGTACACTCCTGCGGTGTCAGCCGGGGGATCTGATCGCATGGAAAGACAACGAGCCGGGGAACTGAAACCCCGGCTTTTACTTTGGCAATAAAAAAGAGGGTAGCTTTATGCCGCCCTCACTTCCTTTATCCACATTGTTCTTCCTGCCCATCCAAGGTACAGTGTGTATTCGTCCTCGTCCTCATCCGTCACGATGATGTACTCATCCGTGGCGTATTCCACTGTGTATCCCATGCCCTCTACTGCGTCAAGCAGTTCGTCATAGCGTGTCCAAAACTGATTGCTGAAGTCCTTCATGTCCTCTCCCTTCCGGGGGCTTTCGCCCCCATTGTGTTTTACTCGATTATCAGTGCTTCGCCCCGGTTGATCAGTACCGCCGCTCTGTTGGGGTTGTGCTTGCCCCTCATCATGCCGCAGTCATAACCGTAATAAAATGTCTCATCCCCGATTGCGAAAATCATACACGACGTTCTGATTTCGTCTCCGCCTGCCGCTTTCGCTTCCTTAACCCTTGCGTCATGTTTGCGAAATTCCTCGCTCTTTTCCATCGCTATTGCGTATGCCTGTTTAAATGTCATGTCATATCTCCCTTCCGTGTGGTTCATTTCCTTGTTTCTGATATCATTATAATCTTATTTTAGATTATTGTCAACACCTTTTCTAATCTTTTTTTAAATTATTTTTGAGCATGGAAAAACCGGGTTTTTACGCCCGGTCTTCCATATTCCGTATCACGCCATCATACAGCCTCGGATTAAGCACTGCCAACGCTTCCATCAACTCGTCAACCACGGCAAGCACGTCAACGTCCATCATACCTTCGTGTACAATGTAGCTTACATTTCTGTCTCCCATAGTCAGCCCTCCTCAGAGCCATTATACCATAAGCAGAGCCGCCCATGTGTACTTACCGCAGATACCATCTACCGCAAGCCCTTTATGGTCACGTTGGAAAGCCATGAGAGCGGAAACTGTCATTTCCCCCGCATCCCCATCTATCGCTCCGGGTGTATACCCCCAACCGCAGAGAAGACGTTGTAAAAGCATCACGCAAGCCCCCTGAGAGCCTTTTCTGACCGTTTCAACGCCGAACTGGTATATTTTATCATCCGCAACAGAAACGCCGTTCTCTGCCGCTTTCTGTGCGTATATGGGGCGTGCGTATCCTCTGATGTATCCGTCACCAACGTTAAGGTATCGCCGGGAGACTGAATCTTGATAGTTGCCCTCAATCGTTACTATCCTGCCGCCAGTGCAACTCTCCACAATGCCGATGTGGTCAGAATAACCGTCATTCGGCTGCGTGCTTGTGTTCCAGTTGTACACGATGATGTCACCCGGCTTCGGGGTTATCGTGCCATCCTCAATCCAGATACCCTTGCGCTTGAAAATCTGCACATGCTCCTCAACGCCGCACTCAACGCCGCCGATCAAATCGACCGCCCCTGCCTTGATGTAAGCCGCAGATAAACAGGGATCGCACCATGGGTCTGTATATTGTACTTTGTAACCTCTGGGATAACCGTGAATTGCGCAATAAGCATTATAGAGATCAATGATTAGCCTGTGCGCTCCAGTTGCCTCGTTGTAACCCAACCATCCCCGGAAGATGTTGATTATGGTTTCCGCCGTTACGGTATGCTCCTGATTGTAAATCTCCCTTGCATACTTATAACGGGTTTCCTGTACACTCTGACCAACGTCAGCAGGCATTTCAAACTTTGTCAGCACCGTATCCGATGCTTTGCGGATATCGTGCGTTGTGGTCAAAAGCTGCCACACAGCCGGGTAAGAATGCCCCAATTCCCATATAAGAAAATCAACCTGTGTCTTTAGGTCTCCAATAGATGCTCCTGCCGCCTTGCAACGGTCATACAGCTTTGACTTCCTTCCGGGGCTT